AGAACCTAGGCACCGCACTCGACCCAAACAACAAGTCAATCGGTTGGGCTGCTCCTGGTGTTGGTGACGACCCAGCTGGAAACGGTGTCTCCATCGAAGCTTGGTCCCACGCAGTTAAAGATGGAAAGCGCGCGGCGACTCTTCCTTACTTCTACTGGGTGTTCCCATACGTCAAGATGCGTCAGTCTGGCGACCGTGTTATCGAGAATGGCCTAATGGCTAACACTTTCGAAGGCTACGGTCTAGGAAACGAAAACTTCCAATCAGGTATTGACGGCCGCTGGGAGTTCCCAGTTGCTGCAGAGCGTCCATATGCTTATGCACGTTCCGACTGGGCCCCAACTGGTCTGTCTGGCTTCTACACCTGGACTGATAATGCAACTGAGCAGGTTATCTTTAGCTCAGCTACCGCAATTACTCCAACAGCTATCACTGTTGACAGCGCTGCAGCTACCCTTGCAGACACCTTGGCCACTCTAACCTTCAGTGCTCCTCATGGTATCACTGTCGGTGACGAGATCTTGGTTCAGAATGTTGGATCTCTATTCAACGGCAAGAAGATTGTTAGTGCTATTGCAACTAACTCGGTTAGCTACGCTAACTCGGGTATTACCGCAGACATTACTACATTCAACGTTGCAACTGGAGCGCGTGTAACTGCCACAAACTCAGTAACAGAGTCGCACCCAGCACCAGTTGCTGTAACCTCTCTGGGTACCGCAAGTCCAGACAACAGCTACAACGTTGCTGGTGGAATCAACTACAATGAGGACAACGCAATCGACAGTATCATTCAGTCGAACGAGAACCCATCGACTTCCTAGTCGAAATTTAGACACGGGTGGTGGCTTGAGCAAACTAGCTTAGGCTACCACCCGTTAAAATTATCTTAGAGGTATAAAAATGAGCAATGCGAATCTTTGGGTCCAAGCCGATGAACTCGGTGACTATGCATACACTGAGTATTCGGAAGAGGCAGTGCAAGTTGCATCTAATCTGCTCTGGGCAATGTCCGGGCGTAAGTACATAGGAGTTACTACTGTTACCGAGCGCTATACCTGCACTCTAAGAAATAATCGTATGGGCCCGTCTAGTAAAACAAATAGCCCAATCCTTTTTGGCGGCGATGTCTACAACATCCCGTCTGGCGACTTTAATGAATATTCGGAGTTAATGGCTGACGGTATGTCTCCCGAATCTAGGATCAAACTTAGAGGGCGTCCGGTTACAAAAATACATAGCATTCGTAGCAACACCGGGAAAATCCTAGACCCTTCAGGATATTATTTAGTAGACCACTCCACCTTGCATATAAAGGCTGGAACTCCTTGGACTCCTTGCAATATAGAAATAACATACTCTTACGGTGCACCGGTTCCAGTAGCTGGAAGAATGGCTGCCCGTAAACTAGCGATTGAGTTTGCTCGTCTATGGTCTGGCGACGAGGATTGCGAACTTCCTCAGCGTGTGACATCCGTATCTCGTCAAGGTGTCTCCTACACGATCCTAGATAATCAAGAATTTATTGAGGAACTTCGTACCGGCCTATACGAAATCGACTTGTTCTTAAAAGTTGTAAACCCAGACAATGCCCGCCGTAAGTCCAAAGTATTCTCCGTAGATGCTCCCCGAGCTCGAAGGTACTCTCCGAAAACGGTTGAGTTGACCCCGAATGCTAACTATGATTTGGTAATCAGTAAAGCTGTTACAGCTGACTGGTCCTCTGCAGATGTCTCCGGCCTAGACTTTAGCAATTTCTTTCCAGACTCTGGCTGGACACCGTTAGTTCGTATCTTTAATTACGGAGGAAGTAAGTCAACACCTCTAGACTCAGCTGATGTTTACGTAGATGCTGTTGATGAGATTGTTAATTTCGATGTATCGTACGACAAGGCCTTCTCCATGCTTGGTATGGTGGACCCAGGAACTTGGACGCTCTATGCGACCAAAATGATAAACGGTGTAGAAAACATCGTTGAACTTGCATCTGGAAACCTCCAGATCAATATGTACTAAAGAAAGAAGATATTATGTCAATTCAGACTAACTTCCGAGCTCAAGATATGATTGGCGCTCAAGAGCAAAAAGCTGCAAAGAAGCCAGCACCAGTTGCACCGGTAGTTGTAGCCCCTGCTCCGATAGTGGAAGAAGTACTACCGGTAGTAGTGGAAGAAGAGCAAGCTCCAGTTGTACTAGCTGAAGATGTCCCCGAAGAAGCACCCAAGTCAGAAGTAGAGTAACGCATGTCCACCCTAATTGATGCTTCTGGTATTTCGGAAGGTGCAACAAACCTCCGAGATATGATGGAGGGTGTTCTGACTAGGGTAGAGTCCGTGTTTCAATCTTATAATGTGGAACTACCTAACCGTAGTTACTGGACTATGGGACAGCCCGCTATCGACTGCGAGCAAATTGTAGTCTACTTTCAACAGTTGTACTTAGGTACTCCTGGCGCTGAGGTTGGAGAGCCTCAGCGGTGTCACGTTCCTCGAAGTGCGACCATAGTTGTAACTATTGCTAGAGCAACTCCTATTGTCGGACAGAACGGTAGACCTCCCACGCCGGCAAAGATACAATCTGCATCTGAGATCCTCGCTATCGACGCTTGGGTTTTGATGGAGTCTATAGACCAACTTGATCAGTGGGATGAGACTGGCTACGGCATCGGTGTTATTGCAACCTTGGATACGACCCCTCCCGAGGGCGGGTTCCAGACTACCAACATGACAATAACTATGGCCGTTCCCTAATGCCTAAAGGCTTTCCAGACAGTTTTGCGCTAAACGCAGCCCTTAGAGCTGGCAGAAGAGTAAGCGGTCGCCGTGGAGGCGGTCGAAGAAGAGGCGGAGCAGGTCGTACTGGGACTTCTTATAAGCTAGTAAATTTAGTTCTATACAAGCCCATACTTGAGTTTGAACTACGAAGTTCTCACGGTATGGTCGGTAGAACCCTCCACAAGATTGGCAATAGAGTTCTTCAGGGTGCTCGAAGGCAAGCCGGCGTTAAAAGCGGGCGCCTGCGGGCAAGTATGAAACTTAGGCATGTCAGAGTCCGTCGGGAAGCTGCTGTCAAGATCGGCGCATACACGGAGTACGCTCTTATGCACCATCAGGGCACTAGGCCACACATTATCACCCCGAATAAGCCCGGTGGCAACTTAGTTTTCATGAAGGGCTCTAGGGTTATCCACACTAAAATGGTTATGCATCCAGGAACTAGAGCCAATAGGTATCTAACAGACCAACTAAGGAAACAAATCCTAAGGTAAAATTAAAGGGCAGCCAAAACTGCTTAATGATGAAAAACACTATGAATAGGAAAGACTAAAGATGAGCAAATTTAAAGACTTCGGATCGAGTACATCGATCGAAGATATGGAGCCAGTCTCCTTCAAGCTTTACGGTGAAGACTTTCACTGCGTAAAAGCACTTCCGGGAAGAGTACTTTTGGACATTGTCGCAAAGTCCTCCTCAGAAAGTGCTGTTGATCAGGCAACTGTGATCAATGACTTTTTCTCGCATGTTCTTGTTGAGGAAAGCCTAGTTAGATTTGATGCCCTAGTAGTAGACAAAGAAAAAGTTGTCACTACTGAGACATTGGGAGAGATCACCGGATGGTTAGTAGAGCAGTACACTAGTCGCCCAAATTCGCAGCCAGAGGTCTAGCACTATGGGCCGTGGATCTCTGGCCATATATAAACGGTAAGGCAATAACTCTAGGGCTAGCTCTAGGAGAGATGGAGGCAAGCAAGATGCTTGACGTCATTCATTTCTTCTTCGAGGAAGACGCTAGATATACCTCTCCCGAAGAAGCTCAGGGAGTTAGTGACATGAGGACCAGACTTTATGGAAGTATGTATAACATCACTTACAGGTACAAGATGAATAGTACCGGTGGCTCTGGCAATGGGTACGCTGATGGTGAAGTTAAGCCTTACATACCTCCAACTGAAATGGACGCCGATTCTGGGCTTCCATTCGGTTCCGCATTAGAAGCCCCTATAGGCTAGGTCAGGTATAATAAATGGCAGTCATTGGTCACGCAGAAGTAATCGTCAAGGCGATAACTACTGGGTTTGAAGATAGCATTAGGAATGACTTAAAGCGCATTTCTGGTTCAAATGTAGGCCGAGCGGCAGGTCAGTCTCTTGGTCAATCCTTCAGTGACGGCTTTAGAAGAAGCACCTCTGGTAACGTTTTTGGAAAGTTCGCTGATGGCCTTCGGGATATGGCCCCGGAAGCCGAGAACGCAAGAAAACAATTCCAGAGTCTAGTCAGGATTGGGTATGTAGTTCAAGGTGTAGTTGGCCTGCTAGTCGGTGGAATTTCAGCTCTTGCCGTATCTCTAGGAACTCTAGTTGGAGTTCTAGGTAAGGCCGCCCCCGCAGTGGCAGTTCTATCTACCGCTCTTGTCACCCTTAAAGTGGCGCAGTCGGCTGCCAAGTTTGGATTCGGAGATATAGCTAGTGCTGTAAAGCAAGCAACCTCTCCTACAACCGCTCTTGGAAAATCTATTGCAGAGCTGCGTGAAGAGTTCCAGCAGCTACAGTTTGCTGCCGACGGGGCAGCACTTGGAGAACAACGTGCGGCTCTAAACTTAGAGGCTGCTTTCGAAAACCTTCGAAGAGTTGCTGACCTGCCCCCAAACTCTGCAGCAAGGCGAGAAGCAAATCTTGCTTACGAAGAGGCTGAACTGGCCTATCGTCAAGCAAAAGACCGCAGCCAAGATTTAAACGCCGAAGTAGAAAAAGGCGTAAAAGGACTAGCCAAAGGCACAGGGGGCTCCGATCCTTTTGCTGACCTGAATGAGGCACAGAAAGAGTTTGCTCAATATCTAGTAACTCTTGCACCTCTGATCGAGGCCCTAGAGCTAGACGTATCCAAGGCATTACTACCCCCTCTAAAAAATGCAGTGGAGATCCTAAGAAAAGAACTACTTCCGATTCTCCAAAAGCGTCTACCCCAAGTTGCAGGTCAAGTTGGTACTGCTCTTGAGTCAATGGTTGACAGTATTGACTTCGAGCTAATTGACAAAATCTTTGCTGGCATGACAGAGCCCTTTGAAAAAGAAGGCAGAAGCAACATTCAGTTATTCGGAGAGCTCCTTGGCAATGTCTTGGACATATTCCTGCGAATTACTGATGCAACCTCGCTCTTGCTCAACGACTTTTTAGTCTTCTTGGTCGAAAAGACAGATGAATGGATTACATCCCTAACAGACGGGGACCTTGAGGGGTTCTTTGCAGATGCTGGAGTGTACGCTGGGCGTCTAGGTACAATTATTGGTAATGTATTTACAGGCCTTGGTAACTTAATTGGACTAACCACCGGCCCAGGTAGTGCCGGAAACGACATGCTTACGTGGATGGAAGAAGCCACGGGTACTTTTGCGACCATGTTTTCCGAGGATCCTGAGGCTGGAAAAACCTTCTTCAAGGACGCTTTTGCAAACGCTCGATCTGTAATGAGCTCTATTGGCGCTCTTCTCATGGAGATCCTAAAACTTGCAGACAACCCCAACATCAAAATTGCCTTCGACCAGTTGAAGGAAGGTGCACCTGCATTAGGCGATATGCTAGGTAAAATGATTGATGCTGGACCATCCTTCGCCACTTTCCTGTCGACAGTTACAGAAATTGCCAACAAGTTGACTGATGACGATCAGATAAGTGCCTTCTTCGACACTCTAAATGAAGGTGCGTCTGCTTTTAATGACTTCCTAGACGGAGACGTCGCAAAAAGACTTTTGGACAACTTAGGCCCCGTATTTGCAACGTTAAGTGCAATAGGTCTCTTTTTTGATGTTATTAAGTTTGCTTTTAATGTGATCGTTGGATACGCCATAGCTGTTGCCGTTTTTGGAGAGACATTTCTCACTAAGATCTTCAACCCCTTAAAGAAAGTTATCGGCGGCATAGTGAGTGGTAAAACCGGTCTTGGCGGAATGATGAAAATGCTAAAGGGCCCCGGGCTAATCGGACTATTTATAATACTTGTTGCTAAAGCCGTAGAGTTTTACAATACCATTGAGAGCTTCAAGGAGATGGTAGATAATGTCTTTGGAAGGGTGAAAGAGAGCTTTGACAGATTGATG